ATCCGTAAACAGGTGCTTAAGGAATTCCAAGAGCATAAGGATGGCGAGAACGCATGAGTGATAAGCGCACCCGTGGCAAGCCCAGCAAAATAGACCAGCTTCCCGACGACATAAAGTCTGAGCTGATTGAGCTATTGCGCGATAAATCCGTTACACAAACCGAAGTGCTTGAACGGGTTAACACTCTTATTCGTGAGGCTGGCTTACCCGAAGAAGAACATATCTCACGTAGCGGCCTTAACCGCTACGCCACGCGCATGGCCACAGTGGGAAGTCGCATTCAGGAAGCCCGTGAAGTGTCTAAACAATGGGTAGACCAGCTGGGCGGTAAGCCAACAGGTGAAGTCTCGAAAGTGCTCATTGAGATGGTTCGCACCCTAGCGTTCGACCAAGTGTTAAAAATGTCTGAGTCAGGGGAAATTGTTGAACCTAAGTTCATTAAAGACCTAGCCGTTGGAGTAGAGAAACTTGAGAAAGCCGCTACTGAAAGTACCAAGCGTGAAAAAGAAATCCGCAAGGCCATGGCGGAAGAAGCAGCAGAGCGTGCCGCAGAGGTAGCCAAAGCAGCGGGACTAACCGCAGATGGTGCTGCGCAAATTAAGCGTGAGATTTTGGGGATTGCCTAATGAAGCTGCCACCACAGCCTGCCCCTACACCTAAGGAAATCAGGCCCAGTAAAACGCAATATCAAAAAGCCATTGAACAATGCGACAGGCTTGAAACGCGGTTCGGCCTCCCTACCTTCATTCCCTTCGATGAGAACGAACTTTTACTTGGGTACCAGAAACGCTGGGTAGCCGATGAGTCACCGCTGAAGATTGCTGAGAAGTCCCGTCGAACCGGTATCACGTGGGCCGAAGCGTCAGACGCTGTGCTTACCGCCAGTAGAACCAAAAGTGCACACGGTACCAATCACTTTTATGTGGGCTCAAACAAGGAAATGGCTCGCGAGTTTATTGATGCAGCGGCCATGTGGGCAAAGGCCTTCGATAAAGCTGCAGGTGACATTGAAGAAGAGCTGTTCATTGATGATGGCCAAGAAGGCAAAGAAATTCTTACCTTCGTTATTCATTTTGCCAGTGGTTTTAAAATCCAAGCGCTGAGCTCGAAGCCGTCTAACCTGCGTGGTATGCAGGGTAACGTAACGATTGATGAAGCTGCCTTTCACGATCAATTAGCGGAAGTACTCAAGGCTGCACTTGCACTTACCATGTGGGGCGCAAAGGTGCGCCTTATCAGCACTCACAACGGTGCAGAGAACCTATTTAACCAGCTCATACAAGACAGCCGAGCAGGCAAAAAGCGTTACAGCATTCATCGTATTACGCTAGATGACGCATGCAATGAAGGGCTATACCAGCGCATATGCCAGGTTAAAGGGAATGAGTGGAGCCAAGAGGCCGAACAAAAGTGGAAGGACGATTTACTTAACGATACCGCCAGCCAAGAGGATGCACTGGAAGAATACTTCTGTGTGCCTAAATCGGGTGGTGGGGCTTACATCAGCCGTGCCCTTATCGACAAGGCCATGGTGCAACCCGACGAAAGTGGCCAGCCCACCGTTATCCACTATGCACAAAGCGCTGAGTGGAACCAGATGCGCCCCGACTTGCGTGCTGCTGATATTAAAGACTGGTGCAAAGAGGTATTACTGCCACAGCTGGAGAAGCTAAACCCAGAGCAGCGTCACTGCCTAGGTGAAGACTTTGCACGTTCTGGCGACTTAACGTGTTTATGGGTTGGTGTAATACAGCAAGACCTTAGCCTTCGCGTACCGCTTGTGGTGGAACTTAAAAACATTCCCTACAAGCAGCAAGAGCAAATTCTGTTTTTCATCATCGACAGGCTACCGCGCTTTATTGGCGCGCAATTGGATGCCACGGGTAACGGCGAATACTTGGCAGAGCAAGCAGTTGACCATTACGGCGCGGGGCTTATCGAGTCGGTCAAGATTACCGAGAACTGGTATCGAGAAAGCATGCCGCCTATGAAGGCCCATTTTGAGGACTTCACCATTATCCTACCGAGTGACGCTGACATCTTGGATGACCTACGCTCGATTCAAATTAATAACCGGGGCGTGCCTCGCATACCCGATGCGAAAACCGACACTAAAAAACAGCGACATGGCGACGGCGCTATTGCCTGCTGCATGATGGTTGCGGCCAGTAAAATGGAGGGCGGTGAAATTGACTACATGAGCCTGCCTTCCAAAGCCGAAAGGCGCGACAACCGCAACAATGACGACAACTACTCAATCCAACAAAGTGGGTGTTATTGATGGAAACCTACGAGCAAAACGGTACGCGCTTTCGTGTACGCGAACGCGGCCTTAAAACCAAACAAACCGACAATTCAGCACGCGTGGCGCAAATGCGCCGCGAGTTTGCTGAGCATCCTAGTTCTGGGCTTACGCCTGCCACATTGGCGGTCATTCTTAAAAATGCTGAACAAGGTAGCTTATTAGAACAGTGCTACCTTGCTGAGGACATCGAAGAGAAAGACGGTCACATCCAGGCTGAAATATTCAAGCGTAAGATGGCGCTAACCGATATCGATTGGCAGATAGAGCCGCCTGTGAATGCCACCGCCCAGGAACAAAAAGATGCGGCCAACATAGAGCAAATGCTGAAAGATGTGGAAGACTGGCACAACATCATATTTGGTATGGGTGACGGCATTTTAAAAGGCTTTTCAAACATTGAGTATGAATGGGGCTTTTACAATAACTTCCGTATTCCTGAGGCATTCGTGCACCGCCCTGCTACATGGTTTCAGTTACACCACGACGACCAGGACTGTATTGCCCTTCGTGACCAAACAGGCAAAGGTGAGAAACTACGCCCGCTTAACTGGCTGCAGCACCGTCATCCTGCAAAGAGCGGTTATGCCGCACGCATTGGCCTAATTCGTCAGCTTGCGTGGCCGTTCATATTCAAAAACTATTCGGTACGCGACTTAGCCGAGTTCCTAGAGATTTACGGTATTCCAATTAAATTGGGTAAATACCCTAGTGGTGCAACTGATACTGAAAAGAGCCGCTTGCTTCAAGCCGTACTCGGCATTGGTCACAACGCTGGGGGCATAATCCCCAAAGGCATGGAAATTGAATTTCACGAAGCAGCGAAAGGCGGCGGCAGCGACCCCTTCATGACCATGATGAGCTGGTGTGAGCGCATCCAATCCAAAGTCATTTTGGGTCAAACCCTCACATCACAGGTAGACAGCACGGGGAGCCAAGCGCTAGGCAACGTGCACAATGAAGTACGACAAGACATTCGCGACCATGACTTACGCCAAATTGCTAACACGCTAAATCGTGACCTTGTGTTGCCGATGCACGCGCTTAACAGCCTAAGCTACCGAGGCGACCCAAGACGTAAGCCGCGCATTATATTTGACACACAAGAGCCCGAAGACATCAGCCAATACGCTGAGAGCCTACCCAAGCTGGTCGACATTGGTTTTCGCATTCCGGCCAGCTGGGCGCAAGATAAGCTTCGCATTCCGGAGCCTGAAGGCGAAGAGGCCATCTTGGCTCGCGCTGTCGCCACGCCTGCTGTTAACGAGCCAGAGGAAAAGGATGCGGATAAGGACGACCCAAAACAAGAGCCGCAAACCGCTGCATTGCGTTTAGCGCTCGCTGCACTTAAAGCACAACAACCGAAAGATGACGGTGCAGATGTACTTACCAAGCGTTTAGCACAACAGGCTGGCGAGTCGTTCAGTCAGTTAATGCAACCCATTGAGTCGCTAATAGCTAATGCTGATTCATTGGAGGCGCTATTAGAGCAGCTGCTGGAACTAGAAGACCAACTGCCCATTGAAGATTATCAACTACTTTTGGGCCAAGCATTTACCGCAGCTGAGTTAAGCGGACGATTTGATGTGAATGAGGGTAATTGAGGATGCCTGCCCAGTATGGACCTCAAAAGTTTTCTGAAGCCATTACCCACTTTAGAAACAAGTTAAACATGCCCAGCGAACGCTGGGCTGATGTTTGGCGCGAACAGCACAACAACGCTTTCATGGTGGCTGGCGCAACGAAAACGGATTTGTTGGCAGACATTCGCCAAATGGTAGACAGCGCAATAGCAGAGGGCAAAAGTTTAAGCTGGTTTCAAAAAGAGTTTAAACACCTGGTTAAAAAGCATGGATGGGAACACACAGGCGGTGCCGCATGGCGAGCTAATATCATTTATGACACGAACATGCGCCAAGCTTATAACGCGGGTCGCTTCCAGCAGCTGCAGAATTTTCCTTACTGGCGCTATGCGCACGGGGATAGTCGCTACCCTCGCCCACATCACCAAAGTAAAGACGGTACCATTTTACCTAAAGAGTCGCCGTTCTGGCTTACCTGGTTTCCCCAAAATGGTTGGGGCTGTAAATGCAAAGTGTTTGGTGAGACAGAGCGCAGTATTAAGCGCAAGAACATGACGTTAAGCAAAGAGCCTGTTATTGAAACGCGCGAATGGGTAGATAAGAAAACAGGTGAAGCGCACCAAGTGCCTGTAGGTATCGACCCTGGTTTCGATTATTCGCCGGGCTCAAAATCGCAAGCCGATGTATTGCGCCAGCAGCAAATTTCAAAGCCGCCACTAAAAAACCGCCTTCCTGAACGTGCGGTACCTAGCGCTTACTCAACCAATAAGAATGTAACCATTCATGGGCTAAACAAGGTCATTTCAGAATTGAGCCATGCGCAACCACAAATGCGCCAAGTGACCGATTTTATTACCACCTACGGTATGAAAACCTTGTTTCTGAAACCTACCGAAATGGTGCGTGGAAGCAAGAAAGCCAAAGAGTTGGAAGAGGACATTACCAGTTATTTAAATGTCCCAATATCAAAAGCCAATGGCCATTGGCCTGTACCCAGTAACACCGCACGACGTGCAAATGGTTACACAGCACTTGCTTGGAAACACGTCGTCGTAAAAGCCAAAACAGGTGTAAACTTAAATAAAATTGCCGACATTACCGACTTAACCAATGCGGTAGAGGCGGCAATACTCGCTTTACAGGCTGGCAAGCGGCAATGGTCACTGTCGCATATAGTAAGGCACTATACAGACAGTGGTGATCATGGTGGCGCAATAATCACATGGCTTCATGAAATGGGACACCAAGTTCAATTTCAGGCCATGCGCATGGAAATTCCTACACCTGGCTTAAATGAGAGTATTACCACTTACAGTATGCAAGACACCATGGAATGGCATGCCGAGCACTTTGCCGCATGGGCGCTTAATCGCGCCATGCTTGAAACGCACTATCCAGCGATAGTCGCATACTTCGACGAACTAATGGGGGAACTACTGTAATGAGTATTTTCGATAAAATTAACGATGGCCATAAAGAAGAAAGCGAGCAGCTGCGTGACGCACAGCAAGTGCTTCAATCGTCGGTACCAACTGCAGAAAAGCAAGCGCGTATTGAAGCGCTAATGAAAAAAGCCCCTGAACATGAAAAAGCCATGTTTGGTGATCTTCTTTCTAACTTAGTGCTGCAGGCAGATTAATATGGCTGGCAGCTTCATTACCGTTCGTGCTTATGGCAGTGGTGAGATAAATGCGTTGCTTTCTCGCATTGCTAGGGCAGGAACTGACTTAGAACCAGCGTTCGCGGAAATCGGTGAATATCTGATAGAAGCAACCCAAGAACGTTTTAAGCTTGAGCTTGCGCCCAACGGGGAGCAATGGGAACCGCTAGCGCCAGAGACGTTAGCACGAAAAGGTGGCGAAGATAGGATACTGCAGCAATCCGGTACCATGCGTGATTTGTTAACCTATCAGATAACGGGAAGAGTACTCACATTCGGAAGCAACCAAGAATATGCCGCCACGCACCAATTCGGTAGAGAAGAAGACGGCATACCTGCCCGACCATTCTTAGGTCTCACAACTGGGCCGTGGAGCGACGAGGATAAAATCATAGAATTACTGCAAGACCACCTAAAAGATGCTATTGCATAAAAGCGCCCTGTAAGACATCCTAAGGCGACTTTGTTGATTAGACGAGCAAAGTTACCAATTAAAAAACTTAAACACTTCTAGTGAGATTTAAACAGCAATGAGAGAGAGCGTAACCTCTACCGAAAGAGAAAACTCGGTTTTATGAAGGATTATTCCAATTTTCTTAAATGGAGAGAACCTTTTAAGGTCTTGGCAAATAACTTTCGATCTCGTAATCTGACATCGAAACAAATATACAAGGAAACGTATGAAAAACATTTTAGCCGCAATT